ACTAACAAATGTTTGACCTTTAAAATAATCAAAGTTGGTTTCATCCCAATTATAATCAAGTTCCCAAGGAATCATCCACGTATTATTATCTATTTGAACTGCTTCTCCAAGTTTTTTAATTAAAATTTTAATACTATCATTTAGTACTTTTTCATTTTGTCTTAATCTAATAACAGTTCTATTAAGTGATATAATATTACCATCTTGTTCTTTAACTTGTTTATAGAGATCAGAATTTTCAGCTTTTAATTCCTTTTCTGATTTAATAAATATTTCCTTTTCAGCTTGTAATGCACCTGATTTAGTCTTATATAAATCAATTGTGTCATTAGCTGCGGATACATTCTGTTCTAACCTTGCATTATCTATTTTAAGGTCTTTCATATTACTACATTTAGTTAACCCGTACATAAAAAGTAATGCGATTATACCAAATAAAAATAGTCTACTATTTAAAACAGTCCAGACCCCTTTTATGAAATTCTTTAGTTTTTCGTTCATTTTCGTGTTTTTTTGTTTATTTTATATATTAAACTTATGACATTTAGTTTATTAAATATGTTAAATAATTTATTAAATATGCTAAATAATTTGGAATTGTCAATTATTATTCGTATATTTGTTATTCAATTATATGATAAACTTAGTATTAATTAAAAACACACAATTATGAAAAACTTAATGATGATTTTAGCCGTAATGTTCGCATTTACATTGACTTCTTTTAGTCAAAGTAATGTGATAGGTAACACGACCTTTTTACTTTATGATGGAACAACAGATTTTACTGATGGATTTACTGTTTCGTTGAACCCTGTTTATCCTGATTTCCCTTATGCTGAAGGTGTAATGGTTATTACCTTTGATAATATTATTGATTTCACTAGTGTTACAAATGGTAACTTAATAAGTATGACAAATCAAACTGAAATGTCTTTGGATAACGGTGCAGATTATGCAATAAAATTTAATTATGATCAATTAGTTACTGGTACTGTTATGATTAATTATAATCCAAATACTGTTTTCACTTTTCTTACAGAACAAGACACAGTAGATGCTTATAATAATGGAGTTGCTTCAGTTGATGTTGATGAATATTTCAATGATGGATATGATGCTGGTTTTAATGTTGGGGTTGCTTCAGTTGATACACAAGAATATTTTGATGCAGGGGTTGCTTCAGTTGATACTTCGATATATTTTTATAATGGTCAACTTTCGATTAACCTGGATTCTATTTTTGAAGTTGGGTTCCTTTATGGTAAATCAACCGATGTTGTTAATATTATAGAAGATGCTTCGTTTAGTGTTTATCCTAATCCTGTAACCGAAGGTGAAGTAGTAACAGTTTCTACATCTTCTTTCACAGTTAATGTGGATGTATATAATACAGTCGGACAATTGGTTCATTCAGTTGAAAACAATAACACATTTTCCACTTCTGGTTTTGAAAACGGACTTTATGTGTTGGTTGTTACTGATTCTGATGGAAATGTAATTACTGATGCAGATAGAAAGACTGCGAAAATTATAGTACGATAACGAATAAAGTCATATAGAAAAGGGGTGTTCAATTTGGACACCCTTTTTTATTTTAATATCTTCTTCTTCTTGGATATCTACGACTTCTATAAGCCCTTACAAAAAGTCCATATTCGTTATATGGTTTAAAGGGTTTATTTGTTTTAAATTTAGGATTAACATATGAAAATGGTGCTGTAATATCACCTGTATAAAATGTACCATTTTGCCAATCAGTACCCGAAAAAGTACCATAATAAAATTTACCATTGTACCATACGTATTCACCTAATCCACCATTATAACCAAATGTACCACTATTAAATGATCCATCATACCAATTAATAATAGACCCAATTGGATTTCTACCAAAAGTAGATTCGTTTGCTATACCATTATACCAATCTATTTTATTAACAAGAACATTATTCATTGTACCATTATACCAAATACCATCTATCCAATATTTAGATGGATATTCATTCATATCTATAAATACCCCATAATAAACTGATCCTTTATACCACAACGAATTTTTCATTATACCATTATAAAAATCACCATCTTTCCAAGTAGAATTTTCAAATTCACCATTATACCAGTTTCCATCAGTCCAAGTTGAATCTCCTGTAAATTTACCATCATAAAAATTACCATTAGTCCAAGTACACCCTGAAACAGTACCATCATTAAATACACCATTATCCCATACCATTTGTGTAATTATACCATTATTAAATATACCATTATTCCAATTATATGTACCAGGTGTTGTACCATATATAGCACCATTATTAAATATACCATCCACCCATCTAGTATCATACATAACACCACCATTAAAAGTACCATTACTCCAAAATGAATTATAAATTATACCATCATTAAATATACCAGCGTTCCAGGTTGTACCTGAAATTTCACCACCGTTAAATTCACCATCATTCCAAGATAATCCTTTAAACATACCATCTTTAAAACGACCATTTAACCACGTAGAAGAAGCAGGGAAGATACCATACTCCCAAGTACCGTTTTCCCATGTAAGGGGTTTAAATGGATTGTCAGTAGTGCCTGAATAGTCATTACCCCACGACCCGTTTAACCATTCTGCATTAGATGATTCAAATTCACAATTAATAAGTCTACCACCATTAATAATATATGTATTACCGATAAAACAATCATATAATTCTCCACCTGTTATTTCGTTTGAATCTCCTTGTATAACACAATTATTAAATACACCAGCATTTATATTACATTCATTTAATTGAAATGTATTATCAGATAAATTTATAATAGTTAAACCAATACCATAATTATTATAAGTATAGAAAGATTCTACTTCACCTTTAGTATTAATAATAGTTTTTAATATTAATTTTCCAGATGATGATTTAGAGTTGAAATCAATATTATTAATTGATCCTAATGTATCAAATAATATTCCTTGTTTCCATTCAATATTTGCTTTACTTAATGGTTGTGTCGATGTATCTTTTATAAGACACCCGTTTATAATACCTCGGTTTATTTCTGAATTAGTTACATATACCCTTCCTATAAAACAAGTCTCTGGTGTTAAGCTATTTAATGTTAATATAAATATATCATATTTTATATCTAATACAATTCTATTTCCTTCTTTTTCTAATAATTCATACCCTATGGTTGAATCGGTACATCCTGTATTAACTAAACTGTCTAATACTGTATATTCTGTTATACCTGTATTATTAACAGCAATATACAATTTATCACCTACTTCGAATTCACCATCAAACTCGGTATAAAATGTTACTTTGTTATTTGTGTTTTCTACAATTGGTAATAATTTTACAGAACTTTTATTGAAGTTACCCATTTATAATAAAATAATTTTTAAACTTTTGTGTTCAATTATTATATATTAAAATGTTATATTCAATAAGATTGGATAGTTAAAGAAATTAGTATAAACAAAAAAATCAAAATTATGAAAAAATTTATGAAAAATGTGTTGTTCGTTTCGTTTATGTTTATTATGTCACTTACAGCAATTATGATTACATTTCCAAGTTGTGAAAAAGTAGACCCACGACCAGCTTGTGAGATCGGAAACTATGGGTCAGTAACAGTTAAAAATTCAACTGGTTATAATGTTTGGGTTGATGTTACCTGGGGTAATGTAGTTGAAAACTATGAAAAACTGTTGTATAATGGTAATACATATAAGTACAATGAAGTACCTGCAGGAAGCATTGAGATTTGGGTATCATTTGATGGGAATGATTGGTATTACGAATATGAAGGATTGTCTGCTTGTGAAGCTATGACATATACTTGGTATCTTACAAGTAAAAAATCAGCTAATGGATGTCCATTCGTGTTAATCTTACCTGATGGAAAAGAAGTTACACCAACAATGAAAGAAAAAATATAAATATTAAGGTTTTTAGAAAGGGGTAAACAATTTTGTTTATCCCTTTTTTTTATTTATAAACTTTTTTAATTTTTAATGATATATTAAAATTACTAAATATCTCATATTTAGATAAAAAGAAATCACATTATGAATGAAAAACTTTCCACACGCATTCAGTAAGCTTGATCATTTTGAAAAATCACTTAAATCAATACATCAACTTATTGAAAGTAAAAAAGAAATAACTACCGAAAATATAGACAAATTATTAGTAAGTGAAAAAATCTATAAACATAAAGATACAAATGATATAGATAAAAAATTAAACCCCGATTTAAAGAGTGCGAGTGATGCACTTAGAACATTAAAATTATTAAGTTTAGTAACAATTAAAAATAATATAGGTGAATTGAGTGGGGATGCGATTCAGCTAATTTCAACATATGATGATGAAGTAAAAAAGGAAATATGGAGAAATGCATTTCTTAATTTAGAGCTTTCTAAAAAATATATTAATGATAATAATGTGGTTGAGAATAGAGATAGTCACCCTTACTTTATTTTATTAAAACTTATTAATGATCATAAAGAAAATGGAATAGAAACTAAAAAATTATCACTTGCATTAGAAGCTAAAGATGATTCTGAAGAAGAATACCAAAGAATTCTTAAATTATCAAAATTATCTATCGAAGAAATTTGTAAAGAATGTGATATTACTGAATCAAAAGTAAGAAATGGTGTTAAGGTTTTCCCTTCGATAGCTGCAGAACTTAATCATATTGAAAAAAAGGGTAAATTTTCTTTTTTAAATGGAAATGTCAATCTTAATACATTAAAACAACAATCCAAAAAGAAAGCAAAAATAAATTTGGATGAATCAAAAAGAACTACACCAGGTGATTATTTATCAGAGACAACATCTAAAGGAATAGCAAAAACACCCAATTTTACAAAAGATAAAAATGATTCTATGGTTAATAAAAAAGATGCTATTGAAAAAACTGAAAAAAGAACTATAATCCATCATGAAAAGGTTACTAGTTTAGCAGAATTCTTTGAAAAGAATGGTTTCAAATTATATTATGGTAGACCTGATATAATTGCTATAAAGGATGATGTTACATTTTTAATTGAAACGAAATCTATTTTAGATAGTATAGAAGATCAAGAAGATAAAACAGTAAGTGCTATGGGTCAATTATTAAATTATTCTTTTTTATATATGCATAAAAAACTAAAGCGTTATCCTTTTACAAAAGTAATACATTATACACAAAAACCGCTTAATCATATTTTTGAATTATGTGAATATAATAATATTTTAGTTTTGTGGAATGATGGTGATGATATAAAAATGTACGATCCTATTAATAAAATTGATGTAGATTTTAACCCTAATAACTATTAATTAATAATAGTAATCCAATTATAGATAAACCCTGGGATATTTTATTTCAGGGTTTTTCGTTTTAGCCAAAACAAATCTTAAAAATTCTTATATATAATAATATGGAAACGAAGGAAGAACTATTAGAAGCAATAACGAATCGTTTAAAAGAATTATTTGTCGATAATTATGATATGGTAAATGGTTCAAGAAAAGATATTAATATTTATCTGGAATCTATTGATGTAGATACTAGGTATGAATATAATGAATTCTGTACAGACTTCCTTAAAGTATCTGATAAGCTCATTCAATCGTTACCATTAACAGATATACAGAATGTAGACCCGACATTTATTATGGGTGAAATAATGTCTATTATGATTAAATATAAAATAATGGATAGTGAACCGGACGAAAGTAAAAGATTACATAAATTAATACAACACGAATTGAGAACAAAATCAGCAAGGGGTATAGATAGTGGATAGGTCAGTTAGTTTAACTGATCATGAATACACATAGAAAACTATGGAAGGTAGTGTCATCTCATAAGATGGGAGCACAAGCCCCAAAATATTTCGTTGAAACGGAATATTTCACCGTGAAATCCAAGTCTACCAGGGAAAACAAAGAGGTAGAAGAATTAATGGCTTTGGAAAAAGCAAAACAACTAACAAGACTTTCCGATTTTCCGGATGTCTGGACCATCAGAGTAGAACACCAATCCAATAAGTATTGGAACAAAAAGCGTGGAAAATGGTGGAACATTGAGGAAGGAGGGGAAGAAAAGTAAACAAAAAAGGTGGATTTATCCACCTTTTTTTATTATAAAAACTTGCAGAATTCAATCTTTTTTCGTATATTTGTATATAACAAAATTGTAATAATTATATGATAAATTTAACATCGGAATACAGGGTTTTACCAGATCATATTAGATTTTCAAAAGGAATAAAAAGTGTATGTGTATCTACTTGTTTAAATTACTTCGGGATTACCCCAAACACATATAATTATACTTCTAGTTCTAAAAACAGGACAGCTTACATTAACATATTAAGAAACAGAAGTTATTCAGTTAGAAGTAGGGTGACTGAATTTAAGGTAAAGTCACGTAGAACAACATTAACTGAACTACGAACTAATATGAAAAAATCAAATTATCAACTTAATGATTATTTTATAGTATATGTAGCTAATAAAGGTGCTGCACATTTAATCGTTTTAAATGGTAACGGTGAAACAGTAATTGACACCGCATCCAATTGTCGTTGGAAAGTGATACAAGTGCATAAAGTCTTTTAAATAAAAATGTTATCTTTATAGTTATGGATGTAATAGAAATGTTAGAATTTTATAATAAGATTGTTATCAAAATTGATAGGAATGATCATCAATTATTGTTCCATATGGAAGATGGATCACAATTTCTTATGTTACACGAACAAGATTGTTGTGAATCTGTTACACTTGATGATATCTGTGGTGATCTTACTGACTTACTTGATAGTCCTATACTTAAATTTGAAGAAGTTACTGATTCAGGAAGAAGGGATGATTATGATTCATACACCTGGACATTTTATAAAATTTCAACAGAAAAAGGATATGTTGATTTAAAATGGTATGGTACAAGCAATGGATACTATTCAGAAGGGGTAAATATTAAACAAGTAAAAGACCCTGATCCAATACAAATACAAAGAAGTAAAAAAATTCAAAATTTATTGAAAAAAAATCAAAAAAACTCAAACTAATTTGTAAAATTGCTATATATGACTTAATATATTTAATATATATTATGTGATAATTCACATTATTACATTTAAGGCAATTTTAAGGTATTTACAGATTTGAATGAAGATAAAAGGATTTAGAGGATTTTAATGATTTAGAAGAAAACCTTCCCAATACAAATCAACCGCAATTTTTCTTAAATGTCAAAAAATCATCCATAATTAATATGAGTGAAAAAGAAAATGTTGTCAATTTATTTGACATGGAAGCAGATGATTCTACAATGGATTTTCTGAACAAACGCAATGCAGCTGCCGATGGTATCTACAGAGCAAACCTAAAAGACGCTACTGATAAATCAAAAGGATATGTAGCAACAATTCGTTTCCTTCCTAATGTGTTGGAAGATGGTACACTTGGACAATCAGCGATTGAAAAACATGTACATTACGCAAAATTACCTGATACACCTGATCTCCAGGGATATTATGATTCTTTAATCAATTTCGGTGAAAAATGTCCTCTTACTACTCTGTATTGGAAACTTAAAAATTCCAAGAATCAAGCAGAAGTTGAAAGAGCTGACTTAATTGGTCGTACTACTAAGTATTATTCTTATATCTTAGTGATTGAGGACGAACAACATCCTGAGTTTGAAGGTAAAATTATGGTTTTCCCTTATGGTTTCAAAATTAAGGAAAAAATCAATAATGAAAGAACTGGTGAAAATGCTGATAACAAAAAATGTAATGTTTTTGACCCTGCTAACGGTAAAGATTTCCGTCTTATCGTAAAAGAAGTTGGTGAATGGCCTAATTATGATTCTTCACAGTTTCGTAATGTATCCCCACTTAAAATCTGGAACCAGGAAAAAGGTGTTTTTATTGAAACTCCTACTGAATGGGATGAAGATAGAGAAAAATTCTTAATCAAAAGTTCAAAGGTACAAAGTAAAGTAATGGCTTACTTACAAGAAAATGATGTAAATCTTGAAGATAATGCAGCTAAACCTTGGACAGAAGAAGATAAAGTAAAAGTAGAAAAGATTATCGCAATTCTTTCAGGTAAAGAATTTAGTATGGCTAAAGAATCTATTGATAATGCATCTACATCTACTTCTTCAACTGAATCACTTGATGATACATCATTAGATGATAGTGACACAGATGATTTAGATGAATTCTTCGGTGACGATGATTAAAAACTAAATATCACTAAATATCAAAGGAGATTAATTAATTTTAATCTCCTTTTTTTATATATACAACTATGATAACTAATTTTAATGAATATAATTTATTACAGGAAAATTTAATGCTTGAAGCAAGTAGTCTTACTAAGCTCGGTGTTCCTAGAGAAGTTATGCAACCTATCCAAAAAGATTTAGCTTTACCAAAAGATGCTGAATGGAAAAAGATGGATCATAAAAAAGATGTTATTGATTATTTAAGAAAAGGTGATAAGAATTTATTCATACAAATAGCAATTGATTCTATTAAAGTGTTTGGATCATACCCTTCAATAAAAGGTGCAATGTATTTCATTGATAATTATATTTATAGGGATACTGAATGGGCAGGTGAATTTGAAAAGTTGAAAAGGGAATACAAAACTATAACACAATTAGCAATTGATATAGACCCCAGGACCAATATTTATAAATTAGAAAATGATTTTGAAATTAATAACCAGGGGAAAAGAAAAATGATTAAGAAAGAAACTTCGTTTATCGAATTTTCAGATAGATTTAAAACACAATTTCTACAAAATTTTGATAAAGTATTAAAAAGACTGTCAGGTGTAGATTTTACAAAAGCTAAAAGTAAGATAACAGATAAAGCTAAAAGAATAGCTGTAGAAAATAAATTACTAATAAAGGGTCTTGATAATCCCCTAAATGGACCAAATGGATTATCTATTTTAGATGAATTTTTATATAAATTCGAAGATGCATATTCAGAATACTTCGAAGAAAGGATTGACATACAAGAATTAACTAAATATTTTACATACGATAAAGTGATGACGATGTTTATGTATTACATATACACAGGTAAAATACTAGTTAATTAATTAAACAAAAAGGGATTATTAACATATATTATATAAAATTACATTTATTGTATGCAATATGATTTAAGACATATCGGGGATTTTATATTTAAACAGAAGGATAAATATAAAGACTTATCTGATGAAGATAAAGAAAAGTTCTTTTTTATAATGAATAGGAAGTTAGCTAGGAAATATCCAAAACATGCTCAATTCTTCAATAATAAGGTTGTGGATAAATCAAGTGCATTAGATATCTGGTATTATTTCTTTATTAAACAAAGAACTTTAGACATACCACAATGGTATTGGTTTAAGATGACAAATAAGAAAGAAAAAGGATTATTGAAAAAAGAAGAAAGGGAATTCTTAATGGAATTTTACGATCTTCGAAATGATGATGTAGAGTTTTTAGTAAAACATTATCCAGAAGAAGTAATAGATGAAATGAAAAAATTTAAAAAGTTCGGAAAATGAACAGGTTAAAAGATTTATATAACCATATAAGAACGAATGGGTGCTGTACATTCAAACCCGTTGTTGATATTGATATAAATTATTTATACCTTAAAGACAATAAGGGAACTAAGATTTATTACGATGAAGAAGAAGAATGCTTTAAAGTAAAATGTAGAATCAAATGTATCAAAGATGATAATTCTATAACATTCTTAGAAGAACCCGTTTATATGGATTTATTCGCAAAAGAAAAATCCGATGTAGTATCAATCCTTAAAAGTAGATTCTAATGTATGTAGATTCTTTACCTATGACAATTAATGATAAAGACCTTTCAAAAGGAAAAACCTTAATGGAATTAACCGAAGAAGATTTAATTCAGGTACGTGAAAAATATGGTGATGAAACATTTAAATTAATAATGGAATCACGAAAGGAAAGAAATACAGAATTACGTAAAGTTAAAATCGAAAATATTTTGAATCGTCAATAATTTTTATTATATTTACCAAATTAACCAATAATATTGTTATGCAAGATTATAAAGCGGAACGATTAGCTAAACAAAAAGTAGATAAACTTCGTCAAGAATTTAAGGATGATAGTATTCGTTGTGGATATAAAACAATGAATACAGGTGATGAATATTGGGAACTACATAGGAAGGAAGTTGAAAAGCACGATGATATTGATTTTATTGATATCGAAAAACCGATATACTTTAAAATAACTGATAAGCAATACTTCTTTGATCCTAATAATGCAAAACAGTTAAAGAAACACCTGGAACATGGATTGAACGAGTTGTTAGAAGGTGCTGAAGCATTAATTGATGCTATAAACGATCTCAACATAAAAACTGCTAATACAGATGGTGAAAGACTTTTTGTTGAAAGAAAGATAAAAATAAGAGAATTGATGGTTAAATCAGGAAAGATAGATTAATATATATTGTAAGAAAAATAAAACAAATAATTAATTATGAATATATTAGTCGTAGATGATAACCCAACAAACAGACTTCTTTTGAAGTATATGGTCGAATCAGAAGGTCATAGTGTTGTTGAAGCTGAAGATGGAAAATGTGCAGTTGAATTTGTTAAAGAAAACGAATTTGATTTAGTATTTATGGATATGATGATGCCCGTTATGAATGGGTATGTAGCAACTAAGCATATTAAAGAAATATACCCCAATCTTCCTGTATATGTTGTTTCAGCATATAAGATAGAAGATTTCCCTGCTGATTGGCATAGTGTAGATTACGAAGATGTATTATCAAAACCAGTATCAATAGGTACTATTGCAGATATACTACACAAACACAATGTGTAATTTTTTTATTAACTTTTTAAATTCGGATTAATGTTAAATTTATTTTTAAAATTGGAATCTGGTCAACAATTAAGGTTACTACCATTTAATGAAGATTCATTTTATGATAAATCTATTATGTGGTATTGTCAAAAACTACAAAAATATTTTGTATATAATGATACATCACTTATAGATTTTGAACACAGGGAAAAGGTATATCGTAATATAAAATACCACTTGCCTGTAGAATATAAGGATGAAATCTATTTCATTAAAATAGGTAGGAAGATAAAAGATATGATAGATAAAATTATATCTGATAATGATTTTAAAGTTTCTGATTTTTTAAAATATGATATTTTATTAAATGTTAAAGTTACAAAAGTTCAAATCAGTACAGGGGTTATTGTGCCTAATTATGATGAATGTTCCATTAGTGTGAAAAGTGCAAATGATTATTGGGAATTTTTTAAAACACCACAATATGCAACCATTAAAGAAATGTATGATAAATACATAAATAATATGCAATTAGTAAAATCCCCAAAAATATTAAATTATTTAAATGATAATAATTTATTAGAACCAGCATATCAGTTTTTGATGAGATCATCAAAGATAAATGATATAAGAAGTCGTAAAGTAAACACAACTAAAACGAAACTTTGGAACCAGGTAATTAATATGGTTGGTGAAACAGCAAACGAAAATGACCATATAGAAGATATTGGATATTTAGATAAAAATGAAGATAATGAAAATGTTCATCAATTTATGGTGGATGGTTATTTATTTGAAATTAAAATAGTAGATGATGTCTAATAAATTATGTGGACATTTTAATTATTTTCGTGTTTATAATTATAAGGAAGGTGATTATAAATGTTGTAATTGTGAAAAAATACTAAACGAATATGATAGAAATATAATAGATAGAAATAAAAAATTAATTAAAATATTAACTAAAATATAACAAAATGGGAAGTTTTTATAGTACATGTTCAATAACTGATCTATCAATAGTTGATGGTGATGAAATGTATATGCAATTATTGTTACCTACCTGGGTAACTAATCCACATAGTATTGATGGAGAAAAAATTGGGTGTGGTGAAAAAGGATTAAGAGTTTCTAATGAAGGACCACTTGGTGAATGGGTTCCATTTGGTTTCCCGATTGAAGGTCATTATGCTGATTATGGTGATATTGATGGAGTTAAACCATCACGAAATATTCAAATGTTAGAAGAATTTTTCGGTATACCGATACAATCTATTATAGCTTGTGCAACTGATGATCGTTGGTATAAGCATAGTTATAAACCTATGATAGAAGATAAAGAAAAAGAAGAATATAAAGGTCAATGGAAATCGTGGACTGTTGCTGATAATAAAATGAAGCATATTGGACTTCTTAAAAAGTTAACGGTGACTTATTTCAATAAAGCACATTATGATTATCTATCTACAAATAGATTAGGTCATGATTCATATTCGATTAAAGAAAGAACTACTCGGATGAAAACGATGATTGAGCTTCTTCCTGAACTAGAAAAAGCTAGACCGAAATCAGGTAATGAAAAGAAAAATATAACCCTTGTTGATGTCACGGATGAACTAAGAAAAAAATACGAAGTTATCAAAAGTATGAAAGGTGATGACGAAGATTTTGATGAAATGATTGTCGATATGGAAAACTATAGAACAGGAAGTTGGTGGAAGCGAGAATGGGATTATAAATTTTATATTCCAAGTATTGCTAAAAACGATATGTTCAAATTACTCCCTATTAGTCCATTAGACGAAGATGAAATAGTAAAGCAATATATTTTTATTATTAATATAATGGAATTGTATAAGGTTCTTAGACCATCTTATTATGGATCACAACAAAATAACTTTGATGCGTATGCTGAATTTCATAAATTTTCTACTGAATTAGTAAGTAAAAAGAAAATGGAAATAAAAGCTGATACTATCGCACAGGAAATAGGTTGGATTTTAAATGATAGATTAAAGGGTGTTTCTAATAAAGAACTTGCTGATGCAATCAAAAACGATATTAAAGAAGGTTTAGAAGAAGGATATGGAATCACTATAAAAATTTAAATTATGGAAGTAGACACAAAACATGGAATACTAAAAGACACACTTGAAAGTTTAGAACAAATGGGTGCAAAATACCATAAGTGTGATGGTGAAAGGATTTTCTTTATCGTCAGTAAAGATTCTAAACTTCAAAAGGACTCCAAAGAGCTCCAGGGTGTAAAGGATTTTATGCAATCACAGTTTGGATACAAGTTAATGGTTGGATACAAATAATGTATGTCTGTGACCATAACAATGCTTATTTCTTTCACGATAATGCACCAGCATATTGTGATGAATGTGGTAGTTATGTAGATGGAAATAGAGTCTTTGTAAAAGGTAAGAAATATCTATTGAAAGAAAGAAAAATGAAAATGGATAAAATATTAAAAAATGAATCCTAAAAATATAACATCAAAACAATTAAGGATTTATTGTGAATATATCATGGAACATTATATGATGATTAATCCTTATTATGAAGATAGTGGGGTTTATCATCAATTAAAAGGATATTTAGATACTGGTGAAGTAAAAGGGTTGATTTATAAAAATACCAAACGAGAAATTAAAGGAGAATGGTTAGGAATGATGGCAAGAAAAGTAAATATTTTCTATAATAATCACGAAGAAACGATTAAACTTTATGTGAGAAAAAAGAAAATGGATAAACTATTAGGAAATTAAATAATATATAATTATCTTTGTAAGATGAAAAAGCAACTAAAATGTGACCATTGTGGTACAAGAAATCCTGAAACCTTTCCGGGTGGAAGATTAACAAAATGTTGTGCAGTCACAGAACGTGAACGAGGTTGTTATTCTGTTAAAGATGAAAACGGAAAACAATTTTACGCACTAGGTAAAACTTGGGAAATATAAATAAATAGAAATAATGTTAGAATTAAAAGGAAAATATAATAAGGATTGTAAAATCTTTGTCGATGAAGTAGAACAAGAAGCTATTTCATTAATACAGTCTATCTTAGATAAGCAAGTATCAGATGGTGTACCCGTAAGGATTATGCCCGATGTTCACGCTGGTAAAGGTATTACTATCGGATTTACTATGCCAATGACTGATATGTTGTCATCTAACTACGTGGGTGTGGATATAGGTTGCGGGATGCTATCTGCTAAGTTCGATGGACAAACTTCAATGGATTTAGAAAAAGTTGATATTGCTATCCGTGAAAATGTTCCTATGGGATTCAATACTCATACTGAAAGAATATTTAACGATATTCCTTTTGACCAAGTTCAAAGAATAGCTGATGATTTCACTAAGAACTATAATGTGAAGTTTGGTACTTCTTATGTTGCACCAACTTATAACGAAAAGTGGTTAGATAAGAAATTGAAAGATATCAAAATTGATCCTGTTAAATTCTGGATGTCAATTGGAACACTTGGTGGTGGAAATCACTTTATCGAAATTGGTAAATCAGATGTATCTAATTCATATTGGGTAACTGTTCACTCTGGGTCAAGAAACTTCGGATTGAAGATTGCTGACTATTGGAACAATGTTGCTAATGGTAAAGTGAAAGTTGCACCAAAGGAATATAACGAAGCATTGGATAAGGTATTACAAAATACTTTTCCTAAGTCTGATATCCCTAAGAAGATTAAAGAACTGAAAGAATCTTTCGGTCTTGGAATTGATAAGGAATTTTTACAAGGTGATAACCTTATGGGTTACTTATATGATATGATTTTTGCACAACAATATGCTACCTGGAATAGAGAAACAATGATGTACTCTATTAAAAATGCTTTGAAGATTAAGAAGTTTGATGAAGTAATTAACACAGTTCATAACTTTGTTGACTTCAAAGACTTTGTTATTAGAAAGGGTGCTGTTGCATCATACAAGGGTGAAAAATTAATTATCCCTTTCAATATGAGAGATGGTATCTTAATATGTGAAGGTAAGTCAAACGCTGATTGGAATAACTCAGCACCACACGGTGCAGGTCGTTTGATGTCCAGGTCTAAAGCTAAAGAATCGGTTGATTTAAAAGACTTCCAAAAAACAATGAAGGATGTTTATTCTACTTCAGTTTGTAAGTCTACTTTAGATGAAGCTCCTTTCGCTTACAAGTCGTCAGAAATGATTGAAAAAGCGATTGAACCTACAGCTACTATCTTGGAAAAGATTAAGCCTATTCTGAATATCAAAGATAAGTCAGAAGGTATGTCTTGGAAAGAAAGAAAAGCTAAGAAGAAAAAGGATCAAGACCGTAAGAAAGAAAGAAGAGACAAATCTTATAAGAATATGAAAAGGATGTAAATTTACATCCTTTTTTTATTTTAATATATACTAATATGAAAAGAATATTATATATTTTATTGATTTCATTATTTACATTTATTAGTTGTAATAGACAAATGGCTCTTATGAATCCTGTTGAAATTTCTGTTCCTGATTCAGTAGTATGGATAGAACGAGATGATTATATTGTTGATCAATCGAAAGATATGTACGATTATAGGGATGAAATAAAAAGATATGAAGAAGAAAGACAAAGATACGAATCACAATTATTAGAATATCAAGAAAGAATAAAAGAAGAACAGGAACTTAGGAAAAGATTATTAATGAATTATTCCGAATCACCCCTAATGTTGATGAATGAAAATAAAGGAACATTAGTTTATAAAATAGATGAAGTATTAATCATCGGTGTTGTATCAAGAGTCGAAGCAAGAATAATTAAACAAGTGGGTGAAGAAACCACAGAACATCTAATTTCATTAACAACACACACATCAACAGGTGCTATATATGAAGAAATTATAAAAGTTGGTAAAATAATGGATATGGATTTAAAATCAGTAGACCCTACTGCTTTCACAATAAATAAAATAAAAGATGAAGAACAATTAGTAGATGAAAATGATGTTACATATTGGTTATGGAGTGTTACTGCAAATAAAGTTGGTAGTTATAATTTAATAATGACTGCAAAAATAAAAGATAATGAACCTACAAGGGATATTATTATATTTGATAGAGAAATAAATGTAATGAATAAACCTAAGAAAAAATATTCAGTAATATTTAAATTTCCGGAAGAAATAAAAAAATATGATGAAAGTATAATTGAAATAGATGTATCAGAAACAAATTCAGATTCATATAGTTTTTTATGGGGTGGTGAAGGTAAAGTAATAATAATGTTTAAAGATAAAGTTACTGTAATATCATCAGAAGATAATATAATAAATGATAAAAAACAAGAATTCAATTATAGGTGGGTTATTAAACCAGAAGGTAAGGAAAAAAGAATACCATTTAATATTATAATAGTGGGTGATTATGAAAATGAAATTATACCTGATGGTTATTTTATTGTTAAGAAAAACACTAAAGAATCATTTAATAGATTTATAGATGGCGCAGTTAAAAGATGGTATTGGTTATTTACTGCATTATTAATTCCAATTTTCGGTTATATTAGAAAAAAATATTTCAAAAAGAAATCCGACTAATCCTTATTTTTTTACTATATTTGTAATATGAAAGATTATAAACCTTTACGATTTGGTAAAAAGAAAAATTTCAAATTAGAAATTTATCCTACATGGGGGTTTTATATCAAATATCTAACTGAAGGATATGATGATTATGGATACCCATTATTTATATTCCAATTTATTTTCGGTAGCTTTTATTTAACACTACCCTGGAAACACAACATTAAAGTTGAAGGTGGTCATGATGCACCTTCTTATGGTATTACTTATCATATGTCTGCTTTTCAAATTTATTATGGTAAAAAGATAAAATTTATCCATATGCCATATTCTTATGATTGGGTTAGAACAAGTTTATTTTTAAAAGATGGAACTTGGGAACACGAAGTAAAGGGAAGTCGTAAAACTTTCTATGAAGAACCTTGGTTATCGAAACAATGGCAGATAACTATCCCATACCAACACACAACCCCAAACAAGGAAGTTATAGACCTTTATATAACTTGTCATATAACGGAAAGGGAATGGCGACAAAAGTGGTTAAAATGGACTAAATGGGGTGCTAAAATCAAAAGAACAGTAGATGTTGAATTTAGTGATGAAGTTGGAGAAGGTAGAGGGTCATGGAAAGGTGGTGTATTGGGAACCGGGTTTGATATCACAAAGACTGGTAAAATAGAAGATGGACTTAAAATTATGGAAAAGAAATATGATATGTTTTCTATTGAATGGGAACGACATAAAAAGATTAAACAAATTATTAAAAAGTAACTATACAAAGTAGAATCTATTTTTATTAAGACTATGACAAAAGCAATGACAATAACAGGAATCAAATGTGATACACTACATTGTAATTATCGTGATGATACTATTAAATTTGATGAATATCCAAGTTGGATTAATAAACCTTGTCCTGTGTGTGGGAGAAATCTTTTAACACAGTCAGAATATGAACAATGTATTAAATTGTTTAAAATAGAAGCTAAACTTAATAAATTTATGCACACATGGAGATGGATAAATCCCATTTTTTATTTTAATAAGATAACAGGTAGGAAACCTAAAATTTATGAAACAAGTTTTAATTACCCAAAACGAAAAGTATGAACACGTTAAAATTAGATGATTGTACAATATTAATGGAAGGTAAACGATACCTTTGGAGTGGTCGTATAGACAAACTATATAATGTTGTTATATGGAAAGATAATTGGTGTAAAATAACAAAGATAAACCACAACAAAAAACAGGTTTCAGTATATGAATCTTCTGATCGAAAAGAATATACTTATTCGTTTGAAAGGATTAATGATTTTAGTTTTAAACCCTGGTGGAAATTTTTTAGAATATGGTAGAAGAAAAACCTTATATAAAACGAATTGAAGTAAAGACTATCATTCACACAGAATATAATCCCAAATATGGTGATGATAGAGTGTGTAAATGTGGTCATACATATTACAGACATTTTGATTCATATGAAGATATGGACCCGTGTGGATGTAAATATTGTCAATGTTATACTTTTGAAGAAGAAACAGATGAAAAAGCCAAAAAAAGTATTATGTAAGCGTTCACTTATAATAGGAAATAATAGAATGTTAATATCTGGTGTATGGTATGAAGTTGTTTATAATAAAAATGATACAGATAAAACATTTAGTATAATAGATAGTGATGGATGTTTACATTTACATTATATGTATTCAGAAGAAGATAAAAAAGATTGGCCAGATTTTTGTGAAAATTACGGACCAAGAGATTATTCAAAATGGTTTTATACACTAGGTGAATTAAGAAAATATAAAATTGGTGCAATATGTACAAAATTAAAATTATAAAAAAAGATTCAACTAAAAAATCTGATGGGTTTCTTTCTGAATCCAAAAGTTATCGTGTTTCTATTAAATTCAATGAAAGGGATCAAGAAATTATAATAACCAGGGAATTTTATAGAGTTGGTTTTCGGGATGGTGAACGGTGGGATGAAATATTTCTTGATTATAAATTAGCATGGAGATCGGAACAATTAGGTATATATTGTGCATCTATTATGACAAAGTATGTAGATGATAAAAAATATTTAAGAAAAATTGAAAAGGATTTAATTGAATCATATTATAAAAATTGTTTTAATAGTATTACTAACATTGAGAAAGAATTGAAAAAGCAAACAAAATCTTTACGAAACCAAAAAAGTAATTATGAAGATGTCATTGGTTGTTTAAATAAAACATTTAGAAAAGAAAAAATTAACAAAATTTTAAAAAGTGAACACACAGAATCTAATAAATAAAATCAAAAGGTTTAAAGTAATATCATTCTTTTTTAGAATGTTTAGTCCTGGTTATAGCACATGTGGAAAATGTGGTTTACCCTGGAAACATTGTCAAGAAAAATCTGTTCCAACGGGTATGGGAAGTGCCATATTTGCAACTTGTCAATATTGTTGGGATCATTCTAGTTTATATGAACTTAAAACATATTATACGAATACATATCATGATCAATCTAAAGGGTTGATTGGAACTAAATATACAATGGATCACACATTAAAACATCTATTGGATTCAGTTGAACACGAATATAATAAAGAAACTATTAAAAGAAGAAAGCAAAAGGTTTTTTCAATTAGAAGGACTTTAAAAAAGAATCATAAGAAGAATGTCACATTATTTAGACAAAATTAAACGTTTTCCTATTTGGGAAAAAGCATTTACTTATTTAATACAAAATAACACAGCATCACACCCTTATCACAATACAAGACATTGTATTAATGTTTTTAATACAGCTATCAATATAATTGATACATATGAAGATATAGATATTAATGATGTAGTCAATTTAGGATTAGCTTGTTTATTTCACGATTTTAATCATAGTGGTGGTAAATTAAAAGATAGGGAAAACATAGAAATTGCAATTGATGAATTTAATAGATTTGTAGAATTAAATGTACAATATTTTAATGTATATGCAATAACTGATATTGTTGGTATGATACTTTGTACAGAATTTCCAAAGACTAAAGAACCATCAATTTTTATTCAACAAATAATAATGGATGCTGATTTATTCCAATGTTATGATCACGATTGGTTCATATTCGCTATCAAAGGTTTAGCGGATGAAAGGGGAGTACCCGAATCACAAGCATTAAAGGATCAGACAAATTTTATAAATAGTGTAACATATTATACGGAATTTGCACAAAAAATACACGAAGAAAAGAAGGAAGGATATCTAGAACAGCTAGAATACCTTAAAACAGTTTTTAAATAATAGATTTTTATGGATAATGTTGTTTCGAAGCGAAGCTCTAAGAGCTTAGTGATAATAGGTGATAATTTTATTGCACAGTCATTATATGCTGACTATAAAAGATATGGTAAATTTAAACTAAATATTTCAAAGGATATTAGTCACGTGAAATATAAAGTTGATTATATCATTGATTGTTCTTTTAATGAAAGAACACAAAATTTATCATTATCTTTTTGTCGGATAAACAACCTTGAAAAAATATTATTAATAAATCATTGGGAAAGAAAAAATCTTCCAGATATTAAAACCGTTATTCTACAGTCTGTTGTTTATGATGTTTACGGTGTGGATCATAATAGCTTTAATAGACCAGGTGCAGGGAATAACTACGAATCTGATATAAGTTACTGTACATTAATATCTGAATCAATAAGAAGAATGCACGAAGCAAAAATAGGTGGTATCCCTGTGGTTTATATTCCATACGGTGAAAGTAAAGTGAAATGTAGTCATATTGACAACATATATGCACCTATTAATTATATGTTAACTACAATGAATAAAAATACTGTCAATGCTATTTATGATGAAGAAAAATATGTTAGCGCAGTATTGAATTCTGTTCAAAAGATTATAGAATATCAAGGAAGGGTTGTAATTAACAATAACAATTCAATTTATACACAACGGGTGGATAGTTTAAATTTCAAAACGAAGAAAAACAGTTTTGATTATATGATAAGAAGAATTTATGGTTATTTAAAAAATAATAATCCCCGGTTCGATATTTTCACAAGTTTCTAAATGATTCATTAAAAATAAGTGGGTTTGTTTGTTTATATTAATATTTCTTAGTATATTTGTAACTGAACTAAAAACAAAACTATGTTAGAACTTATTTTAATCTGTTTAGTTATTGCTATTTCATTTACATTGGGAATGACACTTCTTATTACACTTGGTAATAGAAATTGGAAGAAGTTTTTTTACAATCTGAAAATGACTTCTATAGTTGTAGGAATAGCATGTGGGATTATTTTTCTAGTTGCTACAGGTATGTTTGTAATCATTTAAAAATAAAAATATGAAAGATTATTCATTCGGTTTTAAAATTCTTATGCAATGTTTAGTGTTCTTTATGTTTCTTGTATTAATATTTGCTATACGTATGGAAGGGGAACTCATTAATGAACTTTCTGATATTAGTTTAGAACAAGCTAAGAATACATCAGTAATAGTTAAAAAGCTTCAAGAAGTAGAAGGAAACTACGAATCATTAAAAAACTTTGTTTTTGAAAATTCAGGAATTCCCAATGAAAAAAGAAAAGCTGTTTTCGAATTAAAAATTCAGCAAGATAGTGTTCTTATGGATTTACTACAGGGTGATATCCGGACCAATAAAGAAATTCTCAAACTTCTTGATACGGATTGGGTATATAACGGTGATACGGAATTTAAAACATTGAAAATAAAATAATATGAATGAATTAGATATTTACAATATAATCAAAGGAAAATTTGATAAATATAATAAAAAATTAGCTACGATTGGTTGGTTTACACTTGGATGGTTTTTATATGCTCTTATTTCAGCGATTGTTCTTCCTGAATTACCGTTACTGTTATGGGCAAAGTTTGTTATTGTATTTTCACCACTTTTAGCTTTAGGGATGTTCTTTCTTAAATTTGCTAAAGGGAAAGTTAAGTTAGCTAAAAGATATCCTCTATTCTATAATAATTGGAAAGATAAAAGTATCTTTATATACCAACTTAGAAATAGGGTAGATAGTAGAGCTCAAAATGATCCTTTACATATAAAGATTACTAACCCTGGACGAAATTATATAGATGATTTGATTACAGAATATAAAGCAGATGATAAGAAATTAGCAGATGCTTTTTATAATGGAATAAACAGTACCAGGTTAGTTGATGAAATTTCTTATTTTGAAAAATTCAAAAGTTTCAAAATTCAAATGAATGAATATAGGAATAGTATCTAAGTTTATATTTTAATTGAATGGAAAGCCCTACATCGACTGATGTGGGGTTTTTTATTGGTTATTCTTCTACCCTGTGACGTATTTCGTTAATTTGGTTTAGTTCGTTGTCCATCAATAGACCGTTTATGATGTGTTTCCTTGTTGCTAAGAGGTTTTCTGCTACTGTATAGAGTGCAACATACCTGAAGAAGTTTTCTTTGTTATATTTGATTGAATCGTTAAATTTAGTAACATAATAATCAGGTAAAGTATCTTTAACATTATATACCAATACATAATGTAACATTTCAAGGTTTGCTGTGTCATAATAACAAACCGATAGATTTTCTACAGAATCAATTGCTGATGGTAATTCAGCATACTTGGATATTAATTCTTCGGTATCATTAATAGGGGTTGGTTTCGCTTCCTTTAATGTTAATGATTTTACCATAAATCCTAATAAAAAAACTGATATTAGAATTAGACTAAAGACGACTTTATTTTTTTTATTTTTCATAATACTATTATTTTTTCAAAGCATTAAAACATTTTCTACATAATGGTCGATACTTATCATTACCACCGATTTCTACTTGTTTTCCTTCTGTTATAATTTTTCCAGTTTCATCGAATCTTGCATTTACAGTAGCTTTCTTCTTTCCACATTCAGAACATATTGTTTTTAATTCTTCTATTTCATCTGCAATAGCCATCAAATATTTTGTTGACCCAAATGGTTCTAGTTTAAAATCAGAACGAAGTCCATAACAAATAACAGGGATATCCAATTGGTCTACTATTTTAACTAACTGGTATATGTGTTCTTTATTAAAAAATTGGACTTCATCTACTAAAACACAATTTATCTCTTCATTTAATATACTACTTTTATATTCTATTATTTCATATATATTATCGTTTCTGTTTATTCCTGTTGCATCTTTTCCTATCCCGGTTCTAGACTTCACTATATCACTTCCGTATCTATCGTCTATTTTTGATGTTAATATTAAAACCTTCATTCCATTCTCTTCGTAATTGTATGCCACTTTTAAAAGGTCTAGTGACTTTCCGGAACCCATTGTTCCATACCTAAAAAATAATTTCGCCATTCACTATTCTAATTTTTTAATTGTTTGGTATATTCCAAATCTTTAAGAGGGAATAAATATTTCAGCTCCAATAAACCATTATATTTATTTTCATATTCCCTTATTGCTACATTTTTATTTTTGAATAAATATAGTTCGTTATCCCTTGTATGGAAACTCATATAATCTACATCGTATTCTTTGATACCTGCTACTTGACTGACATAGTAATATCCTTTACCTTTATTTACTGATCGACAAGTTTTATGTTGTAAGGTTTCAACTACACCACGATTTGTAAATTTAATATCTATTCCATCTACAATATCTTCTCTGTCACCGTCACCACCTAATTCTATATTTTTTATATATGGTTTACATGCTTGGATAAATTGTAATATTGTTTTTTCTGATATTTTTCCTTTCTCACCTAATTTTGTTAAGTGTTCAATAAGTGCATCGAAAAATTCTTTATCACCTTCAACATCTACAATATCACTAATTAGTTCAGGAAGAATTTCAAGAAATCTTTTAAACTCTTCGTCCATATTTTCAGGGTTACTAAAGTCTAATTGTGAATTTGAAATCAATTGACCTTTTTGTGCAGCTTCAATAATTCGTCTATTTGTATAATTAATAATCATTGCAATACCCTGCATATTCCCCATTAAGAAATTTAATTTAGAATACGGTGTTGGATCACCTGGTACATTAATATAATGTCCTTCAGGGTCTTTTAAATGTGAATACTTGTGATCAATTGCACGATGTAATATGCTGTTGTATTTGGGTTTTAAAAAACCACTAATACTATAGAAATGTCCAAGGTCGTATTGTATTACTTCTTGGTTTTCGAGTTCTATGTCAATTGTTGAATCCATATATTATTTCTTAGTTATTAATAATGTATCACCGAATAATTTCTTTTTATATTTATAATCATCTGGTAATAATTTTTCTATATATCTAATATATATATGTTCTTTCTTCTTTTGTCCTTTTTAAAATTAGATACAGGATTAATTTTTAATAACTTTGGGTCATATTCTTTTACAAATTCTTTAATAATATTAACAACGGTTGACATCACCCTATAAAATCTTCCTTTGTTTACAACAATTCTATCACCTTCATTATCATCATCCCCTGTTGTTACAAATTCTACTTGATAATGACCCATCCATTTTTCTTTGTGTTGAAATTCTCCTATATGGAAAAACCTAACTATATATTTATCACCATCATCTGTTGTGAATGTATAATAAGTTGCTAATTCATAATCTATTTCTTTCTTATAAGAATATGGTTCAACCATTAATTGTCCTACTTCTTCATTTATAAATTCTGAATAGTTTTTCATCGTGGATCGAAATTTGGATTTTCAACAATTGTATCTGTTTCTTTGTTATAATATCCCATCACAAATCTTGGTGGTAATGTATACATTAATTGATCTCCATCTTCACCACCCATGAATGGTTCTTTTATTGTTAATAAATCATAATCTTTTGGTATATTATCATCAATTTGTATAATTATTATATAATTACCATATGCTGTTCTTAGATATATATTATAAGCTAATGAAGTCATATCTTTATTTATATCATCAGTTGTTTTACGAAATATATCATATTGATATCCTTCTTCCATAATTTTTTTACACGTTTCTTCTTCTTTTGTAGTGTGTAAATAAGTATGCACATAACCATCGGTACTAGATATAAAATCTAATAATTCTTTATATTCGTGTTTTAAAAATGTTTCAAATAATTTAATGTGTTTCATTACTAACTTTCCTTTTTAAATATATCAAATGATTCGACTATATAAGATTCATTTAACATTTTCTTAAATTTTTCACCTTCTCTTCTTCTGATTTCATTTCCAACACCAGGACCCTTAAAACCATCAGACATAACATCTTTACCAGAGGTCGATGGTTCATAGTCTAAGAAGGTCATATATGACTTATCTGTTAGACCCATAACCTTTATCCACTCTTCTAAGATATCCCTTCTAACGCTCTTATTTCGCACTTCCTTGTACAATTCGTACACATCTTCAGGTGCAATTGATCCCATTCTATACATTTTAACCAAAATGGATATAATTTCTACAAAATCAGTAGGGATTCTAGCATCAATAAGAAGTTGTTTAAATTTACTATTGATTTCATTATCTCTTAATACCTGTGCAATAGCAACAGTTAAATATGTTGTAGGTTTGATTTCTTTTTCTTTTGTAATAACAGGAAAGATTTGTTCCATTATATCATACTTGATTAAATCATCGACAAACCTTTTTATGATTTTAGGATCATTATTCTTTCTTGCTTTTTCTTTTACCTTTTTAAATTCTAAGAAAATCCTTTCCCTGGATACATCATCAACATCTGATATACCAAATAATCTACTATCTTTCAGAATTGCTTCTTCAGTTTCTTTGTCTAATTTACTATCAGTAACAGCAGCAAACCTAAGAGCTCTAAGAATTCTTAATCTATCTTCATCGAATCTTTTCTGTGGAACACCAACAGCTCTTACAATTTTATTCTTAATATCACTCACACCACCAACAACATCAACAATTTCACCAGTTTTAATATCATAAAACAAAGCGTTCATTGTTAAATCCCTTCTCCTTACATCATCCTTGATTGTAATGTGTTGACCGATATCAACTTTTTTATCGTCACCTTTATTATCTCTACCTTTAGATATATCTTTTCTATAGGAAGCAATTTCATATCCTTCTGGTTCATCTTTAGTATATACCCTAACAACACCAAACTGAACACCTTGAAGATCAGTTCTATAATCTTTTAATGCTTCCATTACATTTTCTGGTGTAGTATCAGTTACTAAATCAAAATCATGTGGAGCTTTACCCATTATATAATCCCTTACAGCACCACCAACCACAAACAATTTGTAACCGTACTTATCAAACACTTTTTGAAAATCCAGCACATCTTGTGGTAAATCCATTTTAGCTTCCATTCTTTCATTTACTTTATCCATAGTTTCTTTATTTGTATAATCCTGTAAAGATACATTAAAATTTTGATATTTTTGCATTTTTTTCATACTATTTATCTTTTAAAATATTAATATCGAATAATATAGATTTGTTTTTATTGTAATTATCTTCGATACCAAATATTATTTTATCATTTTTATATATTTTATAATCTATATTATTATCATAGTAATTATCAGTATTAAATTCTTCATAGTCATTAATATCTTTTACTAATGATTGGAAAAACGGATAGATAGTACCTTCGAAGTTATTAATAAAATCATCATCTAAAATTTTTAAATTATCTATATCTATATTAGATATTTCAGATAATCTTTTAATTTCTTTTCTTTTACTCATTGACATAAAATCATCTTTTGGAAAATGGGAAAAGTCATATAGTTCATCTGAATTTAAAATAAGACTACGAATATCATCATCAGATTTAGCTACCATTTGGTCTCTAAGTGATTCTGTCATCCAATCATCAGTTTTTGCTAAATCACTATCCATATAATCTAATAATCGCCAACCACGTAATACACCTTGAAAGGTTTTTAATTGTTCTGGTTCTAATTTATCTTCTATTTTCTTTTTTGTTTCTTTGTTTGCAGCTACCCATAAATCAGCAATATCTAAATACGGCATTTTCATCGAATTTTCTATCTTAGATAAAATTTTACCATTAATTTCTTTATCATCTTTAGGTGTCATTTGATCTCTTAATGATTCATCTAATCCTATTTCGTGTTTAATTAATGATTCAGCTATTTTTTTAAATTTTTTCTTATCATAATATAATATCATATCCTTTAAAAACATATCAATTGGATAATAAGATTTATCATTTTTTCTTATTGTTTTATAAATCGTATCTACTATTTCTCTACCATTTGTTAATCCTAATATGTTATCTTTTATAATTTCTTCATTAAATGAATTATCATCAAATAATCCTAAACTCATATCTATAATATATTCTACACCAAATTCAACAACAAAATAATATAGATTATCAATATATGAAGTTCTATAATCATTTTCAAAAAATCTTTTGTAAATTTTATCACATATTTCACCGTTATTACCAACTAATAATTTATCTATTATTGGTTGTATATCTTTAGATATCATGTGATCCCTAAGTGATTCATTAAATTCTTCAAATGTTTTAAGTATTGATTTCATTACTAAAGATTATAATTATTTTATTTATATATAAATAATGAAAAATTAACTATGAAGATGATTAAGAATTTTAAACAATATAATGAATCCATAAGGGATAAAATGGAAGGTGTACCAACCGAAGAAGTTAAGAAAAAAATAGATGAAATTTTATCTGGTGATAATGAAGATATTACTTCTAAAATATATGATTTTTTCGTGAAAATATATAATGATTATTCATATGCTGATGTATATGAAGATATAACATTTAGCTTTGATCCGGATTTTACAAGAAAAACAATTCTTAAATTAATCAAAGAAAAAATGGATGATGGTTATTATAAAAAAGCATCAGAAGTTCAAAAAGATGATACGGAAGAATTCTTAACCGAAATTTATGATATATTATATTATCAAGATGATTATATGTATATGGAATTAATAGAAGATTTAATAAACGAATACGATCCTGAAGAATTCAAAAAGATTGCAAAAAATATGTTAAAAAAGGAATTAAAACTAAACGACTGGTTATAATGGTTAAGAAATTTAACGAATATATAAATGAATCTTTGACGGATAGAATGACATCTAAACCAGATGATGAAGTATTACAAAGTTTAGAAAAACTAAAACCACGTGATGCTTTAGATAAAGCTATTGTTATGGGATTTCTTGAAGGTGTAAAGAAAGCATTACCTAGATTCGCTGCAAACCAACATTGGTATGATTATGGTATAAGACGAGCTGCTGAAAACGGTCATGTAGATATTGTTAAATATTTTATGGAAGAAGGTGCTGATAATACTGATGTAGCTTTAAATATAGCTTTCATAAAAGGACATTTAGAAGTGTTCGAATATTTATTAGAACAAGGTGCTGATATAAAAATAATACCAAGCACAAGATTTGATGTTTATTTAAGACCTGCGAAAAAAGAAAAATTTCGTGAATTGTTTAAAAAGTATGGTGGTATAGATGAATCTTTAAAAGATCAAATGACACCTAAATCAGATGAAGATATATTTAATGTTGTTATGAACAAAGATATATCTGAAGTAACTGATATGCTTTATGATATTTATAAGAAAAACCCACCAACTGAATTATTAGTTAAATTAGCTGATAAATTTGGAATTCCAAACGACTTTAATAAAGTTACTATAATTGATATATTAGATGCTATAAATTTTATCAAAAAATATAAAAAACCACACGATA